ACAGATACAATAGGCTATATCGCATTCGAGACAAAGCCATGGCTGACAGTTTATACGCTGAAGAATTTGATGATAATTTTGTCTCACTTTCAAAGATTTACGATCATTATCACGAGAATGGTGAATGTGCACGTAGCAATTCTCGAATTCCCTCTGAGAATATTCGCTTTGACGACGTAGAATTGCAAATGAATTTCTTTGGATCCGTAATGGGTTCAGAACTATCCAACAGTGCTGAAATTGTTATGGAAGAACTTAGTTCCTTCCTCAAAGATGCTAAGAATGTATTACCAGAATTACACACCAGTGCCAAAGGTGTATCTAGTGTAGCTAAAAACCTAGACGAGATAATTGCTACTGCTAAATCTGACGGTTTCAGAGATTACGTCTCGAATTTTGTTACAGAAGCTAAAACTGAAGTTTCCTCAGCACTTTCCGTTAAAGACACGTTGCTATCCATGGCCTCAGGATTTTCACTGATTCTGTTGGCAGCAGCCACCGTTCACTATGTTACTTCAGAACCCGGAGCTAGCAAAAACTTGCTGATATTATCTCTCTTGGTCGCATGTTATTTTAATAAAGAATCATTATCGACAATTTTCGCGTTTTTTTCTGGAAGACTCCAACTTATGGAATCAGTAGAAACACAAGGCGGAGATTACTTTTCAGATGCTGCTTCTGCGAGTATCTTGTTTTTAGCTCCATTTGTCATGAAAACCAAAGGTTTAGCCAAATTGCCAGCCACTATAATGGAAATGATCAATAATTTTGATCGATCCAGAACCAATTTGCAATCAATTCTCACTTTTATCTTGTCATGTGTGGAGTACCTCATGGATAACCTACATCTTAGTGAATACGTCCCCCCTTGGGCGAGGAGAGTAAATATCGCCGACCCTGAAGCAAAAGCTCTATTGCTTGAACTCGATGAAGTTAGTAAAGCTTTTTATGAGAACAAGATTGAAATGACCACGGATAACGGAACCAGGTTTTACTCTTTGAGAGGGAAGATTAATAAATTTATCTCGTCTGTTCCTAATAATAAGGACACTTCCAATATGATCGCTACTTTGAGAGCAGAACTATTCAGATTGGATAAAATCTTGGACAAGTTCAGATCGCTAAATGCATCAGGTGATAGTAAACGTATAGAACCAGCTTATTGGAATATAGTTGGTTGTCCAGGAATCTTTAAGACTCAAGCCACCGAACACGTCTGCGCTGAACTACTGCTAGACCTTTGCAACAAAGAAGAATTACTAGAAACTCAGAAAAACAGGAATCGTTACGTCTATTGGCGATACCCAGAAATGAAGTATCATGACACTCTTAAAGGAGATGAGAAGATCATGATAGCGGATGATTATAATCAATTTAAGACAGATCCCAGTGATGCTGACAATATATATGCTGACATTATGAGAGCCGTAGGTGAGACTCCTTATGCTGCTCATAAAGCAGATGTAGGAAGCAAAGGTAATACGTACATTCGCTATTCCTACATCATCACTACTAGTAATGCCGCTAAGGTCGAAATTCCTTCTCTTCTTTCTGCAGAAGCTTTTGCGCGTAGAATGCACCTAGCTACATATATGGTTCCAAAACCAGAATATTGCACCAAGGAAACAGTTCATAATGACGTACTGAGCAGAAAGTTGGATTTTTCTAATCCAAATCTCCCTAAAGGTCCAGATGGTCTGGTCGCCACAGATCCTATG